CCTGCAAAACTTGACCCTTTGGCCATTTTTGCTTCAATTTCAGCTTTTGTGTATTCAGGTCTGAGCTGCCCGACAATAGTTTCTGGTCCCATGTTCAACGCGCGAATTGCAGAAGGATACAGTGAGTTAATGTCCATTGACCCGATCCAATCGTGCAGCCCTTTCTTTGGATATGCAACGTATGCACCCGCGGCCTGCGTATCTCCTTGTTCGCCTTTTCGTTGTCGACTTGGAACAATTAAACCGTGGCTATGCGCTTCGTTAATAATAGCCTGCTCTGTAACAGCAACAGCTCCCATAATAGTCGGAAGAAGAACAGTATTCTCGTGGGCAAGTGTATTTGCAAGATCTAAGAACTTCAGCTTCTTATCTAGACGATCCAACAGTGCCGTATCTTGACGGTTGTATTCGATAAACTTTTTAAAATCTCGATTGTAAAGCTGATCCAGCGTGCCTTCGTATTGAGTCTTTCTTTCACCGAGCTCGTAAAATGCAATAGCATCTAACGAATAACTATGCCGTTCTTCGTATGTGTATTTTCGATACAGTTCTAAGCTGTCCATATGCACACGACCGACGAAGTCGTATGTAATTGCTGTTTTTCCGTACTTTTCATATTCTCTCTTTTTCGGAAGCTGATTCCACAGGCAAAACCGCCGAGTATCATCTTTACTTAGAGTTTTTGTAACACGGTTAACAGTATACGGGATATCGAAACCTTCGCTGTTCCAGCCGCTTAATACATCAGCATCTTCGATAAGAGTTAAAAATGTATCTAACATCTCATACTCTGTTTCGAACAGGATAGTGTTAGGGAACTCTTTAATTTCTTCTTGGGCCTGCTCCATTGTGAGCGTTTTTGGCGGAACTGCTAGACACACTAGAGTATCTAGCCATTGCATATGCACCGCAATCGAAGTAATCGGCATAAACGCATCCTCCGGCGATGCGTATCCGCGCTCTGGGTCAAAGTCAACTTCGATATCGAAAAACGCCACATTTAGTTTAGGCGCTTCTTTTCCAAGGTAACACTCTTCGAGCGCTCGGAACACCGGATTAATATCGCTTTCGAAGAGTTGTTTGCCAGAATGAATTCGTTGCTCTTTTGCGAACTCTTTCCAGCTTCGGCAACTAACCTTTGTAAGATTGTCGCCAAAAATGCTTTTATATTTTCCTTTCGGATCCGGATAATAGAACATATACCTTGCAGGTATATCTTGGTATACGCGTTTTTGATCGGTGTTTCTTTCTACAACCCGTATAATATCGTCATCTCTTAACCAAATTGCATCTACGTAACTCATTAAAGCCTTTCTGGTAATTTATGGCTTACCTACCATCAAAAGTGTTGTTTATGGCCAACAGAACCTTAAGCAAGAATTAGTCTAACTAACCCAACGCAATCGATAATAAACAAAATTGAATAATTTGCTAGAAGACCGGTACTACCTCTTGTAAAAGCAGCCCACATCCATATAAGACATCCAAACATCCATAGTGGATAGATGGTAAGAAGGGGCGGTGCGGGCACTGTTATCGCCATTGTTAGTGCGCAACCGATTGACAGTGCCCATGCAAACACTTCGGCAACAAATCTTACTGGATTAGCTCGATAATCTCTAGCCATCCAGTTTATTACACCTCTTAATTTATAATGTAAACTCACTCGTCGTCCTTACGGTTAGCGTGGCCGCTGATATCAACAATTGTTTCGAGATCATCGAATTCTCTAAACACTTGATCCCATCTGTCTTTCAACGCAATCTTAATAGCTCGTTTAATCACAGACGGTTTAACGTCTAGTTCTTCAGCAACTGCCTTGATAGTATCGTTAAGCCCTGCGTTTAGATCTTCAATTTCTTGCATTACCGTCACGCCTTCGGCGATAATTTGCTTGATTTTTGCCTGTTCAGGGGCACCATATGCTTTGCTCATACATATTCTCCTTAGTAATTTATTGTATACAGATTAGATAGCAAGAGTCAATATTTAATATACCGACTCATGCTGAGTGATTATTTTCTTTTGAGGGCTTCGGCTAATACAGAGCCGAGATACGATAGGTAGGATTCGTTTTGTTTTTGTTTGCGTAATACTGGTTGATCGTGCAGGCTATGCCCGCCTTCCATTATTGCCATGTCTAAGGTAGAAAAACGGCGAGAGGCCTCGCCGAATTCGTTTTTCTTATGCTTTACTTCGCCGTTCTTTTGAGATTTCTTTTTGTCTTTATGTGCGCCAGCGCCGGATGTCTGTGCATTTTTAACAACAAAATTTCTCGGTTTCGATGGTGGTAGTGTTTTAGGTGTGTTTTTAGCCATAATTACCTCTTAATAGCAGGTCCTCCGAAGATACTAGTGCCTTTCATGTTTAATGCGTTGTCTGTTGGTTTTTGTGATTTTGGTTTTGGTTGTGCCGGTGCCTTAGTTCCGCTTTTACCCGGAGAACCAGTGTATGATTTCTTACCTCTTGCTGCGCCCGGACTTACATGAGGGTTCGGAACCGTAGCGATATTTCCGCTCGATGTTGCACCTACTGTTGCCGATTCGTTATTAATTTTTACCAAATTTTTGTGAGCCAGTGCAGCGTCGAACATCGTTTCTTCGTCTTTGCCTCTAACGAGATACTTAGCTTTTCCTTGGCGCTTATCGTAGTATCTTTTTAGAACAACATAAGTTTTTCCTCTTTCTGGGGAGAAAATGATATCGTCTTTGTCCCACTTCCACTGGCCGGGGTTTGATGCAGATTGTATTGCCACGTCAGCATGCTTTTGCGCAACACCACTCTTAACTTGGTTTGATAAATTTTTTCTAAAATCGTCCAATGACTCCGACAGCTTGATGTTTCTTTTCTTTAGTTCTAGTTCTAACGCCTGAAGTTTGTTCGGACTTCTTGCAATAGCGTTTCTCACATCACCTGCTACGTCTTTTGGTAGTCGCATTAATACTTGATTAATAATTGCTTCTACCTGCTGGTTTTGCTGAGCCGCAGCAGACATTTTGCTCTTCTCTCGCTTATCGTGTGCAGCAATTCTCGGATCGACGGTCGGTTCATCATCGTCATCGATTTCTCCGTATTCTGCCTTGAGGCTGACAATAAGAGCGCGGTACGCGGCTCGATCCGTAATCCACTTATTAGCATTTGTTATCATTAGTCTATGCTTGAAGTGTGTGCCTGCTTTTACTAATAGTTCCGGAAGGAACCTAGATATGTCTGAGAAACTTCTAAAATTTTTCGACAGATACTCTTTAATTTCTTTAGATGCGCCTGGCGCAAACTTTATAAGGTCATATAACTCTTTTTGAATCTTATTGAAGTAAAAGGTATCATACCATCTGGAGGTATATCCTCCAGATACTAGTCCCCACTTTTCTAGATCACCGTGATGGGCAGCAGCATACTTTCTTAATTGAAAAGAGAGAGTGTCGTATAGTGCGGCAACTGGATCACCGATGTCGGTCGCAATAGAATCTAAGGTTGTTTTTAAACTAACGCTTTCGGATAGAGTGGCTCTGTTAGGTACCGGACTTGTTTTATGAACGTAATCAGGTTCTTTACTTTTATGTCTCTTATCTGCAATCTTGCCGTCAGTTGGGATAGTTTTCATTGCCGACTGAATCATTTTATATTCCTCGTCGGTATACGGCTGAGCGGTATTATATTTTTCGTACCAACTTGCTGAGTCCATGTCAACGGGCTTAGTTGACTTTCCATCGGCCATTCCGGCAGCCATCATAATTCTGTTAAGATGATAAGTTCTATCGTACCCGCCAGTGTCTCGCATTTTAATTGCGCCTTGAGACACTGTCTTGTGTGATTTTCTTATTTTTCCAGCGGGTTTTGACTCGCCGAGTATATCGTTGATTCGCATGAGTAATCCTTAAAATACATGTTTTATGTATTTATCGGATCGATAAACCTTTTTTAACTTCGTTAAAAAGCTCAGTTGAAAATTCGTTAAAATTAGTCAGTGTACAAAATTTATCAAAATTATTCTCTGCTACTGCCTGCCTAATTTCGGTTGATCGAATTGCCGGACTGCTGAATTCTACAAATTCAAAATCTAAATCATAAAATCCGTGAGCCGACATACAACCGTTATATTTTAACAGTAGTTCTTTAAACCCGCTAATTCTATCAGTTCCGGCAATAAATGTCGCTCGTTTGAATCCATGTTGATGCAGCCTTGCTGCGGCCTTGAGCACAGTATTAATTGTTCGGTCTGTGTTAACTCCTGATGCAATTTCAGGGAACATTCTTTTTATTAAATCGACCTTTGTTTCGAATTCAATTGGGTTAGTTTTCTTGTCCCAAGACGGACTTGCAAATATTCTAAAATTAGAGCCGTGACTCATTACCTCTTGCATTAGTAAGCGGTGACCGTAATGCGGCGGCTGAAACCTTCCGAAACAAAAGCTAACATGTTTTGGATCAATAATCATTTTCTCGGAGCCCACTTTTCTTGATTAATAAGTTTAATAAATTGATCAGGAATATCGTATCGAAATTCCACACTAGGATGTGGCTGGACATAACCTTCAGGATTGACCATTTTAATATCTGTTAATTCGTCCTGATTGATTCTAGACATTACCTTATGTTTTAATGCTGTAATTTTTTCTATCGAGCGAAGTAGAACCACAAGGTCGTGTTGATGCTTATAGAGCACAGCTCGTCGCCGTTCTGACAAGTTTTCATTTGCCCAACCTTTAAATAGATGAATAATGTACTCTTTTCGGTGAACGGCATTTAGAAATGTATACACGATTTCGCCTGGAGTTTTCATAAACGGTTTTGAATTTAAAAACGTATCAATAGCATCTGCGTTTTTCTTAATATATTCAGTAACCGTCATTGCATCTTTTAAGAGATCTAATTCCGTATCGGTAATGTTGGGCTGTATAATACCCGGAGCGGTTGATGTAACAGGTCCTTGGACAATAACTTGATTACTGCTCTTTGTATATTCAGGTCTTTTTTCGATAAAAGATCCTATACTATTGTAAAATCCTGTAGCAGAAATCATAGCTGTAGCGTTTTCAATTCGCTGACCTGTTAGAGATTCCATTTCTACTTCGAACCGAGTGATATTGGGTTGAAATTTAAACACATTTGTTTCTACCTCTTTTGGAGCCATAGGAGAGAACAAAAAGCTACCTTCAAAAAACCCATTATCGGGACTGACTTCTTCCATTAACGGCCAGAGAGACGACAACGCCTTTGCATATGCAATTCTTTCGTCGGAAATTTTGCCGGTGTTTAAAATAAAATCTTGAAGATCTTTCGCTCGTGTAGGAACTACAGGAGTGCCGTCGGCTAACATTCGAGAACCTCGCTTGTAATAATCCCAGGCATTCTTAGTCATCATGGTAAACTGACCGTGTTGTTTACCCCAAAAGATTACCGGATTTCCGTCCCATTTTATTTCTAATGTAGACGGATCTCTTGCTATATGCACTAGTCGTTCCACTGCATGAAGCCCGCCAACGGCTCCGTGAGTAAGCAACAAGTCCTCAACATGCTGGTATTTTCTACCAACTGAGTTAGTTTGCATTATTGATATATTTTTCTTTAATGAAGTTAAGTTTATCTGGATACGGTCTCAGTGCCGCAATCAATGAGGTGATAGATGAAATATCAATCGCCGACGCTGAATTATCTATTATAGCACGAGCAATGACGTCTTTACTACTGGAGATTAGCTCATTAGTTTCTCTAACTACTAATCCTTTGTAAGGACTAATTTTAAGATGAGGTTTGGATAGTTTTAATAAATCGGCCCACATTGCATGCAATGTTCCGCCATTCATGGTCGAATCGGCTGAATAGTCGTGTGTATGCAGTGCTGCAATACTGCATGCGTTTTCGACAATCATAAGATCGCACTGCGAAACACCGTTACCGTTTTCGATGCCAACATGAACTGAAATTCCGTTTAAAATGGAATACAGACCTTGAGAAATAAAGAGGTCTCTGAGTTTAGATTTTGCATCGGCTAACGTACTTACGCAGAGCGCAGACATTAGGAGATTAATGTCGATTAGTGCATCGAGATCTGACGCAATTTCTTTCTTGCCTGCAGATCCGATAATAAAAAATGGAACAGTTGATGGTAATGCTTTTTTTAGATTAGATTCAATCGTGTGTATGTTACCGTATGTTACCGGACCTGCATCCGGTATAAGCTTTCCGCCCATTGAACACTTTCTTGAAGGTTAGATGCCTAATTTATACTCGCCTTTACGGATATCTTCGTAACAATGATCACCGAGTCTGCAACATAGGCCTTTTCGAAGATCGAAGGAAAATTCGTCTCTCGGATCTCCGCTAAGTTCTTGTTCTTTGTAATAACGCAAACAGGCTTGATTTACCATCGGCATCCACTTAGGGTTAAACTTTTTTGCATCGAACTTGTCGGCCTTCATTAGTCTTGCTGCTTCTTGTGCAAGAGGAATGAAATACTTTTTATGAAGAGAATCGTCGTCGAGCATAAACCAAAAAATTTCATCGCCAAGTTTTTCTTGGTCTTTTTCAGTCTTGCCGGACAGCTCGTCTGTCGAGTCGGTAGTCGGTTGATGTGCGCCAAAGAATTCAAATAGTTTCATTCTGTTTACCGTATTATAATAACATATTTATTAGTGATTGTAATTAATAAACAGCACGAGCAATGACGTCTTTACTACTGGAGATTAGCTCATTAGTTTCTCTAACTACTAATCCTTTGTAAGGACTAATTTTAAGATGAGGTTTGGATAGTTTTAATAAATCGGCCCACATTGCATGCAATGTTCCGCCATTCATGGTCGAATCGGCTGAATAGTCGTGTGTATGCAGTGCTGCAATACTGCATG